TATAAATGATAAATAAACAATAACTGATTGATTATCAATAACTTACAGTAATTATACTGTTATTATAGCTATTATAAGTACGTTTATAGGGGTTATTAGACTATATCGTACTCACACTTCAATACGCATATTTTATATCAAATAAAAAAAAGAGAGCTTAATTACTCTCTCTTATCTCACGTTTAGCCTCTTTAACGCCTTGTTTAACGCCTTCAGATATGCCAACATATATTCCAACCATAGTACCTATAGTTCTTCCTGTTAATACTGCTGCTTTGTTTACTAGATCTTTCATGATGTATTTTTGTTTTAATTAATAAATAGTTATCTATTTATAAGTTGTAAAAAAAAGAGAGACTAATTGTCTCCCTTCTTAGATTTTGGTATAGCATTTTTGATTGCATCTGCAGTAGATGGGCTGTATCTTTTGATTAATACCCAAGCTAATACGATTAGCGCAACATATAAGAATAGTTTAGCAAATGCTAGTAATACAACAAGTAAAGTGAATAAAGTGTCCATGATAAATAGTTTAAGTTAATATAATTAGTTAGCAATAAATAAGTTGAAAAAAGTTATAAGTTTCTAAAAAGGGGGTAGGGTATCCAAAGTTTTGAAAAGGGTAGGGGGTATTAAGCATATAGTATCCTTCCCTCACAAAAAAATAAAAAAAATTTTTATATCTTTGTAAAAACTAATACTATAATATTATGCCACATCAACCAGGACACGGATCAACAGGAACACAAGTACCAGCAACAAAAGCAATGGAAGCAGGAGCTAGTTCAGGAAACTATGACTTTAGCGGAATCGTAAACTACCGACCTGATCTATATGATAGGCCTGGAACGCCAGGAGAAAACTTAGCTTCTTTATTTGGTAACTTGAATGACATAACACTTAACCAGGGTAGGTTAGGTGGTGGAGGTAGAGGTGGAGGTGCAGAAACTGTGGAAGGCAATATGGATGCAAATGAATTAATTGCACTAAATCCTTATATGGATAAAAATGTAACTAGTTTTGACCAGGGAGGATTTTATAATTTAGATGGCACATATACGCCTTATGATCCATATGAGGCGGTTAATAGGTTTCAAGATAAGGCTGCTGAACACAGGAGACTTCAAGATCAAAGGCTTGAGGCTTTAGTTCGTTCGGGAAAGTATAACCCTAGTTTTGGAGGAGGAACTCAATTTGAAAATATTTATAGTGACGCTCTTAATCAATTTTCAGGAAACAACCCTTACAATCCTAATGAAAGGATAAGTAGGAGTACTAAGTCTAGAGAAACTTATGGTAAGGGCGGCAAAGTTCCTGAGTATGGTTTAGGAGGCTTTTTTCGTGGGCTTAGTAATGTAGTAGGAGGAATATTTGATGCAGCTGGAAATATAATAGACCCTGCTTTAGAAGCTATTGGTGATGGTGTTAATTATCTAGGAGATAATGTTCTTGCTCCAGCAGTGCATGGTACTGCAAAGGGGTTAACAAAAGGAGTAAAAATGTTAGGAGAAGCAGCTACAGATCTTGGAGAAGCTGCTCTTACACCAGGAATGGATTTACTGCAATCACTTACAGGTGGTGGTAGTCAGGCGTTTGACCCCTACTCAAATATGTCAGAGCAGCCAGCACCAACTAGGGCCCCTGTTAAAAAAGATCCTAGCAACCCACAGGTTGCAAATATAAAAATGAAAGCCCCTGACCAATTAGCTAACGTTAAGAAATCTGCAGATCCTGAAAAAATGAGAGAAGGAGATTGGACTGGTAATAAACCAAATCCATTTACTACACCTAATGTAGAGGAAGAGGTAGATTATGCTGCTAAAGGAATGAAGATGCCTGCGTATAATCAAGGAGGTCATTTTACTAAACAAGCAAATATGGCAATAGCTCAAAACCAAATGAGCTCTTTAATTGCACAAGCCAACTCAAATAGAAATATGATGATGGCTAAAGGGGGTAAGTTTGAGCCGCACATGATGTATGATCCAAAAACTGGTAAAGGTTATATGGCTAATAAGCTACAAGATCACCTGGATATGAAAAAGAAAGGATACGATCATAGAAAGCGTAATGAGGAAAATTATCCTAAAGCTGCTTATGGTATGAAAAGGAGATACACTAATGGTGGTATATTCTAATGAACGAAATAGATTTTAATAAATTTTTACAACTTATTATAAAAGATAAGGGCGGCACACCTAAACAGTATAATCAGCTTATGGATTATATTGCTTATCACGAAACAGGCCCTGTACATTCTAGTGTTCCTAATCAAAGAATGAAAACTGATGCTAAACAGTATATTTACGATAAAGAAAAAGATAAGTATGTGCCAGAAGGAACTGGTAGAGGTTTGTTTATGTTTGAATCTCATGAAGATGCAGGTGGTAATTTAGCTGTTAATAGAACAGTTAATTTTTTAGAAAGAAACAATCAGTTTGTACCTCAATGGCTAAGAGAATTATGGACAAACAAAAAGAGTGTAGATGTTAGTAAGTTAGACGCTGATAAACAAAAGATGTTGTTTCTTGGATATCATAGAGAGCATCCTACATCTAACTTTAGCGATGTATGGAAAGGTAAACAATCAATACAAGACTTTTGGTTAAAGAATCATTGGTCGGGGTCAGCAAACAAAACATCAGAACAAATAGCTGCAAAGCTAGATGTGTTTAATAAAAACATGGCAGCTAAAGATTCCACTGAAGCATTAAAGGCAAAAAAAGAAGAGTTAGAGTTAAAAAAGAATATGGCTCCTTATCTGTCTAATGCTAATAAAGTAGAAAACCTACCTAGCTCTGAAGACTTAATAAAAAATTTATTTGGAGCTCAAGACTCCTCATTAATAAGAAGATGAAAAAACTAGACGCAGACGTAGGAAAAATATACGCTAAAGATGATTTTTATTATCTAGAGAAAATATTTGATAATTTACTAGACCTTATAGAAGACGAGTCTAGCATAAAGAAAAGAGCAAAAAAGCACGGGTTTAAGGTTGTAAAAAGCAATTGGGCAGTACAAGATAATCCACATTATTACATTGAAACTGTTATGAATAATTTTGATACTACAGGATTAGATCAGTGTAGATACGTGTTTAAGATGAAACTTAAATATTTGAAGTAATGTACTTATTAAACTTAAACAGAAAGGGAGACATATTTAAAGACGATGATGGTGTAACTGGAGTTCCTGAATTTCTTACACTCATTAAGAAAGAAAAATTCGGGCCTACGGCCCTCAAGTGGGTTGCATTAGTCTACG